GGTCTGCTTTAACCTCAATGCCGCAAACCCAGCATAGTGACAAAATATGCACCGTGACAAAAAAATGGTACTATTTCCATAAGTTCTTGAAAGGTGCGAAAAAATGGAAGTGGTGACGAAAAAATCTAGGGGCAGGCCACCAAAAGAGGTGACCGCGAGCGGCGCAGAGCGGACTCGCAAATACCGCGAGAAAAAGAAGGTCGAGCAAATAGCAAAGGCTAAGGTCACAGCCAAGGAACCCAGGAAGGCTCCGTCCAATTCTGCCGATGCTCTGGTCAAGGCCATGGTGAATGCCGCGCTGCCCAACCTGATGCCGCCGATAGCATACCCGATTACAGATTCAGCCCTGCCAATGTGGGAAGCCATCATCACCGCACGGGCGCGTGACGACTGGACTGACCCTGATCTAGTCGTTGCCGCACAGCTTGCCCAGGTGCAGGCCGACCTCCGGGCAGAAGAGACTGCCATCCGGCTGGAGGGCAGGATCATTGTGGACTATCTCGGTAAGACCACGAAGAACCCGCGCTTTGATGTTGTCGATATGCTTTCGAAGCGCGCCCTGTCATTGATGCGCGCCTTGCATATGGGCGGGAAATCAGGCGCGGCCCCGCGTGATTTTGTGGGTGCACGGAATATTGAGCGCGAATCCCGCAAGCTGCGCACCGAGATTGAAGACGATGACCTTCTGGCATGACAAAACTGACACGCGGCGAGCGAGTTTGCAAGTTCATCGAGAAATACTGCCTCGCGCCGGAGGGTGATCTTATTGGCCAGCCCATGACACTGGAGCCATTTCAGCGCAAATTCATCCTAGATATTTACGACAACCCGTATTCAACACACACTGCATATTTATCCATCGCTCGGAAAAATGGCAAAACTGCCCTGATAGCTGCCCTGCTGATTTGCCACCTGTGCGGCCCAGAAGCCGTGCAGAATTCCCAGATTGTCAGCGGCGCGCAGTCGAAAGATCAGGCCGCTGTGGTGTTCGAACTGGCACGTAAGATGATCGAGATGTCTCCTATTCTCAGCAAGCTGGTACGGATACAGCCATCCGGCAAGCGGCTGATCGGGCTGGCGCGCAACGTGCTGTATCGGGCATTGAGCGCAGAGGGCAAGACAGCGCACGGTCTTAGCCCTATTCTGGCCATCTTGGATGAGGTCGGCCAGGTTGTCGGCCCGATTGATAAATTCATCTCGGCCATAACATCCGCCCAGGGTGCCTATGCCAACCCGCTGCTGATTGCAATCAGCACCCAGGCACCGACTGCTAACGACATGTTCTCAACTTGGATTGATGCGCAGAAAAACGCGCCAGACCCGCGTGTCGTATCTCACATCTACGCCGCACCGGACGAATGCGCCCTTGATGATCGTAAGGCATGGGCGGCTGCCAATCCCGCTTTGGGAGTTTTCCGCTCATTGGCAGACGTTGAGAAGCAATGCCGCCAGGCAATCGAGATGCCGGCCAATGAGCCAGAGTTCCGCAACCTCATCCTGAATCAGCGCGTCGAGGCTGATGCGCCGTTTATACCCCGTTCAACATGGGAAGCCAATGGTGCGCATCCAGGCGACGGGCCGACCGGTAGGGTCTGGTGCGGGCTTGACCTATCGGCTGTAGCTGACCTGACTGCATTTGTTGCGGTTGACGAATTCGGCGGCGTGTTCCCAACGTTCTGGCTGCCGAAGGATGGGCTGGTAGAGAAGGGAAAGAAGGAGAAAGTGCCGTATGATCTATGGGAGCGGCAAGGGTTTCTACAGACCACGCCTGGCAAGGCTATTCAATACGAGCATGTGGCCAAATACCTGCGCGTCTTCTTCGACACGTACGACGTGCAGAATGTGGGCTTCGACCGGGCGCTGATGAACTTCCTGATCCCGTGGCTGGTGAAGGAAGGATTTTCTGATGACGAGTTGGAGCGGTTCATCCCGTTTGGCCAGGGCACATTGAGCATGACTCCGGCGCTCAGGGAGCTGGAGGTAAAGCTGGTGAACCACGAGCTGAAGCACGGCAACCATCCAGTGTTGAATATGTGCTGCGCGAATGCACGCGTTGTTGGTGATTCAGGCGCAAGAAAATTCGACAAGAAGCGCGCCCGTGGTAGAATTGACGGCATGTCAGCACTTGCGAACGCCATCGGCGTCATGCCGCACGAGACGATTGGCGGGAAGTCATTCTGGGAAACTCAAACATAAGGAGGTTGCATGCTTGCTGATACTATGGTAATTATTGGCGCGGTGCTGATCACAATCGGCGCAGGTCTTGCATGGCTTCCGCTCGGCTTCGTTGTGGGGGGTGCGTGCTTGGTATACGCTGGTATCAATCTTGCTGGGGGTGACTGATGGGTTTTTTATCGAGGGCATTGCAAAAAAAATCCAGCACCAGCGACCTGCTTCGCTCCGCGCTCTACGGTTCAGTGTCAGCCTCCGGCAAGAGCGTAACCACAAAGACAGCCGTTCAAGTTCCAGCCGTCTATGGCTGCTGCCGAGTCATCGGCGAGGGCGTTGCGCAAGTCCCACTCAAGCTGATGCTTGAAGCCAACGGTAAACGCCTTCCAGCAAAAGACCATCCACTCTACAACATCCTGGCCATCAAGCCGAACGACTGGCAGACGAGTTTCGAATACCGAGAGACGATCATCTGGCACCTCGTGCTGACTGGAGATCACTTCTCGTTCATCAATCGCAGCCGGGGAAAAATCCTTGAGCTGATCCCGTTCGAGCCTGGTCAAGTCACCGTCAAGCGCAATAAGGATTACTCGCTGACCTATGAAATCAGGGCCGACAATGGAGAGAAGCAAGACTTCCCGGCATCGGCGATATGGCACATCAAAGGCCCATCCATGAACGGATGGCTCGGACTCAAGCCTGTCGAGCTGGCGCGTGATGCCATCGGACTGTCCATGGCTGCCGAAGAATCAGCATCGCGCTTGCAAAAGAATGGCGCGCGGCCGTCTGGCGTGTACTCCGTCGAGGGCACGCTCAAGGATGATGCCTATCAAGCATTATCGAAGTGGATCGAATCGAATATCATGGGGTCTGAGAATGCCGGCAAGCCGCTTATCCTAGACCGCGCCGCGAAGTGGACGAATACCCAGATGAGTGGTATTGATGCGCAGTCACTTGAGACTCGAAAATTCCAGATTGAAGAGATTTGTCGCTTTGCCCGTGTGATGCCGATTATGATCGGATATTCAGACAAGGCGGCCACATATGCCAGCGCAGAGCAGATGTTCCTGGCACACCTGCTCCACACCTTGGCACCGTGGTATCAGCGCATTGAGCAGTCGATTGATGCCAACCTGCTGACCGAATCAGAGCGCGATGCCGGCCTATATTCCGCATTCATCGAGGAAGGATTACTGCGCGGGTCTGCTGTTGATACGAAGGACACCATCCTCGGCTACGTCAACGGCGGCCTCATGACGCCGAACGAAGGGCGCGCAAAGTTGGACATGAACCCAATGGATGACGGAGATTCAGACAAGCTGCGAGTGCCGGCGAATATAGTCGGTGAACCAGCTCCTGTCGAAGAGCCGAAGAAAGACGAAGACACCGCAAAAGCTCTCGATGCCATGAACTTTGAAATCAGGAGTTTGCGCGATAGGCCGCAACCTCAGCCGAATATCACAGTGACCACACCGGAGATGAAATCACCAGACATATCTATGAGCGCGCCCGTGATCACTATCAACATGGCCGAACAGAAAGCTGGTGACGTAACCGTTCATCCGCCGGCAGTCACTGTTCAGCCGGCAGATGTGAAGGCAGGTGATGTGATTGTAAACGTGCCACCTCAACCACCGGCCACTGTGACAGTAAATACGCCAAGCCAGATGACCATGGACATTACTTCAATGCCATCGCGGAAAACTTTATCCGAGGTTTCAAGGAATGCGGCGGGTGAAATAATCAACACTGCACAGATCGAGAGGGACGCATAATGGCATCCAGTGCTTTAATATTTTATTCAAAGAATAAAGACGATCTGCGGGTCAACGATTTGACCGGCGCGGTGGTCAAGGTGGCGCTTGTTGCGTCAACGTATACCCCGAACACCGACAGCTCGACGGGCCACAGCCTTTACTCCGACGTATCTGCACACTCGCTCGCAACCGGGTTCGGATACACGGCGGGCGGCCAGGCGCTCACGACCGATGTGGCCACGGCGATTTCAGGCGGATTCAAATATTCCAGCGATAATCCGACATGGACGGCCACTGGCGGATCAATTCCTGCGTGGCGCTATGCGGTATTTTATGTCGAGGGTACGCTGTGGGGCATGACCAATCCGCTTATCGGTTACTTCCTCGGTGACACAACGCCAGCCGATATTCCGGCAACGACCGATACCAACACGCTGACTATCGCTTGCCCCGCTGGCGGATGGTTTGACATTACTTGATGAGGTGACCTGTGGCTGATAACACTCCCCTAAACCCAGGAACAGGTGGCGACGTAATCGCATCAGACGATATTGCCGGCGTTAAACACCAGCGCGTGAAAATTCAGTTCGGCGCGGATGGGTCGGCTACCGATGTGAGTTCCGCCAACCCATTGCCGGTATCAGTAACGGCGATCACGAACACGTCCGACACCACAAGCACGCCTCTCGGTATTGGCGCGACATGGACATCGACTGCGTTTGATACCTCCACGGGCGGGTGTTTCTTCACGTCATTCTTGCTGTCTGACCAGGCTGGTATCCACTACATCGACGAGTCTGTGGATAACGTAACGTGGTCGGAGATTCACGGCACGGCTACGATTGCGAACGAGGTGCATCTTGATCAGCACACCGTGCATGCGCGCTACGTGCGCTCGCGGCATACTAACGGCGGAGTCGCGCAGACGACGTTCAAAACGATCTGTTACCTGCGCCAGCAAGGCTCGACAGATACCGTCGGGATTGATGCACGGTACAACGCAGTGCATGGTGAGAGCCAGCACAATACCGTCACACCGGGCGAAGAGGCATTTCAGGTTATAGGCGCGATAGCAAAAGCCGCCGCGCCAACTTACACAGAGGGCTACGCGGTGATGCCGCGTGTCACGCTCTCAGGCGATACAGCGATCACACTTGACGGCGAAGTGGTATCAGCGAATCTGGCGCAGTACACACCGGTGAGCGGACGGCTACCGGTTGATGGGTCTGGTGTAACGCAGCCGGTATCTGGGACGTTCTGGCAGGCCACGCAGCCGGTCAGCGGCACAGTCACTGCATCTAATACAGCCGGAGACGTAGCGCATGATGGGGTTGATTCAGGGAACCCTGTGAAAGTCGGCGGTATTGCGCGCACAGCGAACCCGACCGCAGCGGCGGCACTTGATCGTGTGGCCGCGTTTTATGACACAGAGGGTCGGCAAATAGTTCAGCCGCACGCGCCCAGGGCGCTGACGGTTCACAACAATATCACGCTGACTACCACAGCAGAGACGACGCTGATTGCGGCAGCTGCGGGTATTTACCATGATCTGCTCGGCATTACGGTAGCGAACTCGTCGGCCACGGGAACACTGGTCACGGTCAAGGACGGCACGGCAGGCACGACCCGGTTCATTCTCTATGTACCGGCAGGGCAAACTGTCGGTTTTATGCCGCCCATACCGGTCACTCAGTCGGCGACAAACGCGAACTGGACGGCGACGCTTGGCACAGGCGTGACCTCGGTTTACATCTTCGCAATCGCCGCCAAGAAAACTGGTTAATCATGGCCATCAGCTATGTCGGCGGGCGTGGTGCTGGACGGGCTGGAGCAACCTCCACGGTCAACGTACCCATCAGCTCCGGCCTGACTGGGGGGAGCGGATCGACAGCGATTGCCAACGACCTGTGTATCGTTACTGTATCTGTTGGTACAGCCGCACGTGCTCCGGCGTGCGACATCACAGCCCCGGCAGGATTCACAGCGCTCACAGTTCAACGAACCACAGCGACAACCTACGACACAAACGTTCAGACCTGTTACAAAATCCTGACTGCAAGCGATATCACCGCCGGCATCACGATACCTTCAACAGGTAACACGGCTGACGGCCAGGCTTACACAGTCCAGGTTTTCAGGGGGGTTGACCTTACAACCCCGATGGATGCGACAGCCACATACGCGACGGGAAGCGGCGTGGGCAACCAGCCAAACCCAGCAGCAATCACACCGGTTACCACGGGTGCATGGATCGTCTGCTGCGGCGGTGGCGCGGCTGGCACGGGCACAACACTGTACACGGCGGCATACCTGACGAACTTCCTGACGTACAACGGCGCGGACACGAACGATGGAACGGTCGGCTCAGGGTATTACACCGGCTGGACATCGGGGGCGTATGACCCAGCAGCATTCGGCGGCGGATCAACAAACGCAGCAAACTCATGGGGCGCGACAACAATAGCCCTGAAGCCAGCGGCCACCGTGTCGTTCGTGTTTAACAACACGCTCTGCCTGATGGGTGCCGGGTAATGTTACTCACCACGCTACAACTCAATCTTGCCGGAGCAACGGGGACAGTAGTCAGCCCGCTCGCCGGACATTTGACGCTCACCGGATATGCGCCGACAGTCACGCGCACGGTGAACAACTACATCACGCCGGGCGTTGGACATTTGGCTTTGACTGGCTACACCACAACTGTGGCGCGTACAGAGCATCAAACTATAGCCCCGTCAGTTGGTCACATGGTATTGACAGGGCGCATCCCTGTGGTTTCTCAATCGTACAGCTTAACGATTACTGTTCAGCAAGCGCAAAGGCTAGATGCGATTTTCCGCCGGCATGGACTGATTGATCCGCTCGTGATTACTCCGACATCAATCGGGGACGGGACATTTACGCAAACCAGGGTATGGGACGGAACAACCGAGACGGATACCACAACAGCATTGCCAGCCATCGGAAGCCCAACCGGTGATTTGATAGACAAGCTAGCGCGGTATTATGGCATCATTGATCCAGTGCAAGTAACTGCAACAGGTAGAACAGACGGGACGATGACGCAGACATTTGATCAGGTCGGCACTGATATCATGGTGACTACACTATGAGTCTAAATGCGCAGGCGATTGCGGTGTCTGGGTATGGCTTTGGCGCGCAGATGATCGCTGTTTCTGGATACGGCGAATATGTGATAACCGAACAGGTCTATAAGCACGCTGCGCGTGTTACGCGAAAACCGAAGAAAAAGCGCAAGAGCGAGAATGAAGAAGCACTTTTAATGTGCAATCTGCTATGATCTTGACAATCAGAAAAAACGGCGTATAACGCGCAAGAAAAGGGGCAACCATGAATATCAAGACGATGGATTTCGGATTTCAGATCAAGTCAGTTTCCGAAGCCGGCACTTTCACGGGGTATGGCAGCGTATTCGGGGTAAAGGATTCGTATGATGAGATCGTCGCTCCTGGCGCCTTCGCTGAATCTCTGACGAATCATAAGACAAAAGGCACCATGCCAGCCCTGCTGTGGCAACATCGATCAGGTGAGCCAATCGGCGTCTACACAAAAATGGAAGAGGACAGCATCGGCCTGATGGTTGAAGGCCAGTTGGCGCTCAAGACAAGCCGAGGCGCTGAGGCATACGAGCTGCTCAAGATGGGCGCTATCAGCGGCCTGTCCATTGGCTTTGTCCCTCGCGAAGACAAGTACGACAAGGTGACCGGCATCCGCACGCTGAATAAGGTTGATCTCTGGGAGACTTCGCTTGTCACTTTCCCGGCGAATGATTCAGCCCGCGTGCAGGGCGTGAAAAGTATCGAAGAATTGCAAGACCTTAAAAGCGCCGAGCAATGCTTGCGTGATGCAGGCTTTTCGAGGCGCGAAGCTGTTGTTTTTATCTCTCGCATAAAAGCATTGTCGCAGGGTGATCCTGAAACTGACTTGAGCGAAATCATGGCGGCATTGAAACGCCGCGAGTCAATTTTTTAACTGAAAGGAATCATCATGAGCGATACCAAAGAAATCACGGACTTGATCGAAAAACAAGGCCGCGCATGGGAAGAATTCAAGAAGACCAACGATGCCATGCTGCAGGCCAAGGCCGACGGCAAATCTGTTGTCGAGTTCCAGGAATCTCTGGCCAAGATGCAGGGTGACATGACCGACGTGCGCAAATCTCTGTCCGAGATCGAGAAGAAAGCAGGCCGTCCAGGTGCAGCCTCTGAAAAGAGCGAAGACGAAATCGCCCACAAGCAGGCGTTCAACAAATACCTGCGCAAAGGCATCGATACTGGCCTGAATGAACTGCAGCAAAAGGCCATGAACACCGGCTCCGATCCTGATGGCGGCTTCCTGGTGCTGCCTGAAATGGACATGACAATCGACCGCGTGGCGCCGACTGTAAGCGCTATGTTCCGTCTGGCCAATGTTGTGACCATCGGCTCCGCCAAGTACGAGAAGCTGGTCAAGACTTCCGGCCTGTCTATGCGTCGTGTTGATGACGGCGAAGGCGGCGGCGAGACTACAAACCCGAAATACGCAAAGCTGCAGATCAATGTGCACACAGCCGAAGTCGAGCCTTGGGTATACAACGAAACTCTGGAGGATGCGTTTATCAACCTGGAAGGTGACCTGGCAATGGAAGCTGCGATTGGCTTTGCTGAGGGTGCTGGCGCCGAGTTCATCACCGGCAACGGCGTGGGTAAAGCTCGTGGTATCACTGCCTACGCCAACATCGCGAATGCGTCTTATACATGGGGCAGCGTGGGCTACATCGCCACAGGCAAGTCTGCGGCTTTCGCATCCGTGGCTCCCGCCGACAAGGTGATCAGCCTGCAGCATGCTCTCAAGTCGCAGTATCGTCCTGGTGCAGTATGGCTGACCAACGACTCCACACTGGCAACCATGCGCCAGCTGAAGGACGGCTCCGGTTCGTACTACCTGTGGCAGCCTGATCCAGCCGCTGCTTTCGGTGGCCGCTTCTTGGGTCACCCTGTCGAGATCGATGACAACCTGGCTGACATCGCTGCCGGTTCGTATTCGCTGGCGTTCGGTAACTTCCTGCGCGCTTACACCATCGTGAATCGCGCAGGAACTACCATCATCCGCGACAACATCACGACCAAGGGCACCACGAAGTTCAACTTCCGTCGTCGGTTCGGCGGCGGAATTACGAACTATGAAGCGGTCAAACTTATGAAGTTCGCAACCAGCTGATCAGCTTCCGAAAGTAAAATTGCACGGCGGCAATCTTCCGCCGTAACCTGAAGAGAAAGGAAACATCATGAACGATTTGCACAACAGCACTCGCACCAAGACAGTTATTTCACCGCTGGCTATTGGCGCAAATGCAACCAAGACCGGCCTGGTTGTTGATCGTCAAGGCTACGGCGGCGTGGAGTTCATCGCTGCCTATGGCGCTGTGACAACTACCGGCACCGTCGTGACTCTGGTCGTAAAGGAAGGCGACGTAACCGGCACCTTGACCAGCGTTGCAGACGCTGATCTGCTGGGCACCGAAGCTTTGTCCAGCCTGGCTGCTGGCGCACGTGTAGCAGGCACTGGCAAGGAGGTGACAAAACGTGTCGGCTACAAAGGCAACAAGCGTTACGTATCTGTTGATGCAGTACAGACGGGCACCACATCTGTTGGCGTGGTAGCGGTTGCAGCGATGCTGCATTCCCCTAACAATGCGCCTACGGCCAACCCGTAATGTAGATACGGCTGGCAGCTCACTCTGCCAGCGCCGGATAACGTAACCGGCCAAAATTCCAACCTAGTGAGAGGTGATTAAATGAGAAAAATATCCGCAGATGAATTGATTGAAGCTCTTTATAATCAGAAGCCAGTTCAATATTGGGAAATCGGAGAAGAAATTATCGATTCGATACGAATGGCAAAAGACGAAACAGGAATATACCTTGCGTGCAGTAATGGCACGAATTGCGAAAGTTTGCTTGGGTATAAAATAAAAATTGTATCAGGCGATGGATATCGTTTTGTTACTGAAGGAGTGACAAAATGAGTCTTGAATCAGGAGAACGTCAAGTGTCTGAGACAATCGATGGAATTCGGCGTGACCATGTGGCTCGCTACGAGTTTGTGGCAGGATTTATCCCAGAAGGCAGTGACGTGATCGACTTTGCATGTGGCATTGGCTACGGCTCAAATATCATGGCGAATGCTGGCATGAAGGTCGCCGCGTTCGATATTGATGATGAGGCGCTGGAATATGCTGGTCAGCATTACGCGCACCAGAACGTCACATTCATGAAGCAGGACGGGAATGCTCCGTCGATTGAAATTGCCGCAGACTACGCAGTATCGTTCGAGACTATTGAGCATGTTGAAGATCCACGCCCGCTGCTGAAGTATTTGCGATGTGCGAACAAGCTGATTGCCAGCGTGCCGAATGAATCGGTGATGCCGTGGATGCGCGAAGATGGGGCTGTGACTGCGTTCCACTTTCGCCATTACACGAAGAACGAATTTGCCGAGCTACTGATTTCGTGCGGATGGCACCCGGTAGAATGGTACGGCCAGGAAGGGCCGGAGTCTGAAGTAGAGCCGAATGTGCACGGGCGCACGCTCATTGCGGTATGCGAAAAGATCGACATACCAGAAACGACTGATGACGAAGAGCGGCACATTGCGATTCTCGGACTCGGCCCTTCGCTGGATCAGTACTTGGAAGTGACCAAGCGCCTCGGCGGTAGATCGAAGTTCTGCCACGAGACATGGGCAATAAATGCCCTTGGCAATGTGTTTGACTGCGACTTGATTTTCCACATGGATGACATCCGCATCCAGATGATCAGGGCGGAAGCATCGCCACAGTCGAATATTGCCGCGATGGTTGACTGGATGAAGCATAGCAAAGTGCCGGTGATTACAAGCAGGCCGCACAAAGACTTTCCGGCGATGGCTGCATTCCCTCTGGAGGATGTGCTTAACGTGCTGGGCCATGACTATTTCAACAACACTGCGGCCTATGCTGTGGCGTTCGCGATCTATACCGGGGCCACGAAAATTAGCCTATTCGGGATGGACTACACCTACCCGAACGCGCATGATGCGGAAAAGGGCAGGGCGTGTGTTGAATTCTGGCTTGGCCAGGCGCATGCAAGGGGCATCAAGATCAACCTGCCGAAGACCACGACGCTGATGGATTCTATGTATCCTCGTGCGTCAAGGCTATACGGTTACGACACTCTGGATGTGGATTTCAACATGCAAGAGGATGGCCGTCTCAAGTTGAAGTTCACTGAGCGCGAGAAACTGCCAACGGCTGCAGAGATCGAGCGCAACTATGACCACTCGGCCCCGATTGCAAAGCAGCATCAATCGACAAAGGAAGCGACATGAAATACAAGATCATGAAATCTTTTAAAGGTTCACAGGATGGCCGCTTTGCCGAAGACTTTACGGCTGGCACAGAATGCGAACTGTCTGATTATCTCGTGTCGTGCGTTCCGGCAGACTGGATCGAACCTGCCGACAAGGCTACAATCGAGATTGACAACAAGGCAATCATCACTGACACACCGAAGCGGAAGGTCAAATGATCACCGTCTATTCACAGCCAGCAACAGAGCCGCTCACCATTGCTGAGGTGATGACACACCTGCGCATTGATGAGTCGAATCAGGAGCCGGCGCCAGGTGTAATTACGGCGGCGCTGATTTCCCCTGCGGTGGCTGGTAACGTGAATACCGGCGTTCACCGGTACTTATGCACGTTCGTGACCAGTGCCGGCGAGACACAGGCTGGCGATATTTCCGCTGCTGTGACCGTAGTTGATTCGGCGATCAATGGCAAAGTATCACTTACCGCGATCCCGCTCGGCGGTGGCGCGGTAACAGCTCGCAAGCTGTATCGAACTGTTGCCGGCGGGTCTCAGTACCTGCTGCTTGCTACGCTGGCAGACAATACGACAACGATCTACACCGACAACATCGCCGATGCTTCGCTGGGCGCAGAAGCCCCCTCCGTCAACACCACGAGTGACCCGTACCTGTCCATGCTGATCAAGGCCGCGCGCCAAGCTGCCGAGCTTGAGCTGCATCGCTACATGATCACTCAGACAATCGACGCTTACTATGACGACTTCCAGAATGAGTTCCTGCTGCCGCCGATTCAGTCTGTAAGCGCGCTCACCTACATCGATGAGAACGAGGCAGAGCAGACGCTTTCGGTAACATACTACGACGTGGACGCGGTGAGCATTCCGGCCCGCGTCAGGCTGGCCGATGGGTACTCATGGCCGACAACATTCGACAAGCCGAACGTCGTCAAGATACGCGCCATCGTCGGGTATGGCGCCGCGGCTGCTGTGCCGGAGTGTATCAAGCACTGGATGTTGGTCAAGATTTCCACGATGTACGAAACCCGCGAGCAATACATCACCGGCACTATCCTGAGCAGCGTGCCGCAACAGTTCATTGATGCACTGCTTGATCCAGAGCGGGTGCATGGCAGGACGGCATAATGCAGGCCGGCAAACTCAACAAGCGCATCACCATCCAGGCGCAAGTCACGACGCAGAATGCTATCGGTGAACAGCTCACAAGCTGGACGACTGTCTGTGTTGTGAGCGCATCGGTCAATGACATGACCGGGCGCGAGTTTTTTGCGGCTGGTGCGCCGGTTGAGTCGATCATTACGAAGATTCAGATTCGGCATATGACAGACATCACTGCCGCGATGCGCGTGCTGTGCGCGGATGACGTGTACAATATCGAAGCCGTGCTGCATGAGAGCAATAAAGCTCTGACGCTGATGTGCAAGAGGGTGACATGATCAAGGTCAGTACCAGGCTAAAGGGTGATTTTGCGAATGCTCTCAAGGAAGCGGAGCGGAATATTTCCGAGCGCGTCCTGGTTGCTGGTGCTGCAGCCATGGCAAAGGTCATTTACGACGACATCCAGAATAATCCATCCTTCCCTGAGAAATCCGGCCTGCTGAAAAGCGCAATTTACAGGACGTTGTCGAAAGACAATTCAACTGAGAATAAAGCCGTTTATCATGTCGGCGTGAACAAGCGCAAAGCCCCGCACTGGCATTGGCTTGAATTCGGCAACAGCAGAATACCTGCGCAGCCGTACATCCGGCCAGCATTCGACAAGATCGGCGAAGCTATTGAGGCAGGGAAGGCGCGCATGGCTGAGAGGTTGAAAACATTATGAGCGTGGAATCTCTGATCTTCGACACCCTGAAAACGCTTGCATCTAACCGCGTGTATCCAGATATTGCCCCGGCCAATACGACCAGGCCATATATCACCTACCAGCAGATCGGCGGCAGCGGCGTAAACTTTGTCGACCCGACCGTGCCGAGCAAAAAGAATTCCAGATTCCAGATTAACGTCTGGGATGACACGCGCCTGAGCTGTGCTACAATCGCCGGGCAAGTAGAAGATGCGCTCAGGGCTGCAACATCGCTGCACACTACTGTATTGTCGGCACCTGTGGCATCATACGAAGTTGAAACCGGGCTGCGCGGTTCGCGGCAAGATTTTGGATTTTGGCAGTAATTTTTTAGAAAGGGAAATATCATGTCTATCAGTCTTCCTAACGGTGCGATTGTATCCATCGCTTCCGGCTATGGCGCGTCTAAAGTAATGTCTGTATTGACCAATGCGAATCCGGCTGTTGCAACACTTGAAGCGTCTCACGGCGTTGCGACCGGTGACTATATCGAGGTAACCTCTGGCTGGTCGCGCTTGACGGATAAGATCGTCCGAGCCGGCACAGTATCTGTTAATGATGTGCCTCTTGAGGGTTACAATACAAGCCTGACATCGATTTATCCTGCCGGAACTGGCACCGGCTCTGTGCGAGAGATCACCGGATGGACTCAACTGTCGCAAGTTCTGTCGAGCACATCCAATGGCGGCGAGCAGCAGTTCCTCGAATACCAGCTGCTGGAATCCGACGCGCAGAAGCGTATCCCGACATTCAAGAGCGCAGCTGGTCTGACTATGAGCATTGCCGATGATCCGACACTTGCCGGTTACATCCTGGCTTCCACCGCCAACGATGACCGCCTGGCGCGTGCTGTGAAGGTCGTTCTGCCGAATGGCGCGATCTTGCTGTACAACGCCTACATCTCGCTGAACAAGACCCCATCGCTGACGGTGAACGAGATCATGGCCGTCGAGGTGACGCTGTCGTTGCTGAACGAGCCAGTGCGCTATGCGTCGTGATCGGTGAAGGCACATGGCTAAACTCAAACTAGTAGCGAATCCGACATTCAAAGCGAAGGTCGGCATCCCGGTAGCCGGTGGCGATCCTGTTGATGTTGAGATGACATTCAAGCATCGGACGAAAGCCGACCTTGAAGAGTTCATCAAGACCCGCGCAGGCAAGGACGACATCGACTCGTTCATTGAAATGGTCACCGGCTGGGAGCTTGACGATCCATTCTCGAAAGAGAATGCCGAAACACTGCTGCAGAATTACGCCGGTGCAGGTCTGGCTACATTCAAGACCTACATCGACCAGCTCGTACAGGCGCGCTTAAAAAACTGAAAGCCTCCGCCGTCGCGATCTATTCCAAGGGCGCGAACGAAGCGGAGGCAGCAGCATACGGACTGACACTTGCTGAGGCAGAAGAGGCCAGAGCGATTGACGTTTGGCCTGACAATGCCGAATCGGTGAACGTGTTCATCGCCATGAGCACTCAATGGCGAATCGGCAACAATGGCGCGACCGGACTGGATTATAATGCACTGAAACCAGTCATGGAATTCGTGAAGGTGCGCGACCAGCAACAAGTATTTGAGGACATCCGAATCATGGAAGATGTGGCCTTGTCTGTAATCAGGGAGTCGAAGAAATGACCGTACTCGGGCAAGGCATTATCGAATTAAGCGCAGACGGCTCTAAGCTGAATGCCGCCATTGCTGAGGCCAGAAAATCAATAGAAGGCCTTGGCAAGTCGTCCGGCCAGGCTACAAAGTCCGCATCACAATCAATCGACCGATACATTCAGAGCCTTGAAACACAGGCCAAAACAATCGGCAAATCCACCCGCGAACAAATCGCCTACAAGCTCGCACTCAGGGGCGCATCAGATGAGCAGCTGCGCGCTGCTGATAATGCTCAAAGACTGATCGAGGCGCATAGAGAAGGCGCGAAGGTTGGCGATCAACTACGCACCGGATTTATTGCGCTTGGTGCTGCTGCAGTTGCTTCACTGGGCGCGCTGGCATATGCATTCGATTCTCTGGTGAAAAAGACCGGAGTCTTCCAAGACCTTGCAGAGTCAATCGGCGATACAGCGGTCAACGTGGCATCGCTTGCTGTTGCTGCTGGCACTGCAGGACTCAGCATGGAATCAGTTGCCGGGCTGTCGCAGAAGTTGACCAAGAACCTTTCCGGCGTTGATGACGAAAGCAAGAGCGCTGGTGCTGCTTTGACAGCGCTCGGAATTGACATTGCAGAGTTTAAGAAGCTGAACCCGACTGACCAGCTTGAGACTGTCGCGAAGGCGATGTCCAACTTTGAAGATAGTTCTACGAAGTCAGCTGTAGCCATGGCGCTGTTCGGGAAATCTGGCGCCGATGCGATCCCGTTCATGAAAGAACTTGCGGCAGAAGGTGGCCGTCAAAATATCCTGACCGCAGAGCAAATTCGCCTTGCAGATGAATATTCCGATCGTCAGGCGAAGTTCCGCACAGAGATCGGATTGCAGGCTCAGGTAATCGCATCAGACTTGATCCCGACGATCAACGCATTCACGGATGCGATCATGGAGATTGCACGAGATCAGGAATTTGTGGCAACTGCGACGGCATTCTTGAAAGGTGCTATATCAGGCCTTGTTGAGATATTCAAAGTAGTAACCGTGGTCGGGTCAGATGTGATGTTTGTATTGACATCTATCGGCCGAGAAGCTGGGGCAATAGGCGCGCAACTTGTCGCGCTTGCTACGCTTGATTTGGAAGGCTTCTCAGCGATTGGGGATGCTGTCAAGAAGGATGCCGCAGAAGCCAGGGCGGAGCTTGATCGTTTTCAGGCGAAGGTAATGTCGATTGGTACTGCTTCTGCAAAAATGGTCGAGCAGGTCAAAGAGAAGTCAGAAGTCAAACGGCCGGCGCTGAAATTCACCGGCGCAGTGAAAAAAGGCGAGGACGAAAAAGAAGCCAAGGCCGCGCTTGACAGGCAACTAGCCAGCATCAAAGCGGCTGCTGAAAAAGAAATTGCCGCAAATGCGTACAAGGAAAAAGAACTGGATGCAGTTCGATCTGCCGGGATCATCTCTGAGCAAAGCTACTACCAGCAGAAGAGAAATCTGCTCGAGTCGAATGCAAACATCCAGAAAAATGCGATCTTTGAAGAGCTGAAAGCCCTCAATGCGCTTGACCTTAAAGGCGCGGCCAAGGACGAAAACGACAAGAAGATCATCGAGACCCAGGCAAAGCTGAGCAAGCTATATCTCGAGACCGCATCAAGCCTGAACGTACTCAGCATTCAGATGGGCAGCATGACTGAGAATGCCAACTTTGCCGATGCGATGGCAATCGGGATTGATAACTTCAAGCTATCTCTGGTCAATTTGTCTTCAGAGGCAAGCAAGGCCGTCGAGTCTGCGATGAGTTCGGCTGTCGATGGTATTTCTAAGAGCATTTCCCAGGCCATTATCTACGGCAAAGATCTTGAAGATAGCCTGACGAATGTCGCGCTCAACATAGCTGATGCTTTTATTGCTGCGTTTATCAAGATGCATATTCAGAAGCTCCTGCTAGATAAGACAGCAGCCGCTGGGTATGCCGCATCTATGGCCGCAGAAGCCGAAGCGATGGTGGCAATGGCAGGCCTGAATGCGTATGCGTCAACAGCGGCTTTCCCGGTGACAGGCCCGATTGCCGCACCAGCAGCGGCAGCGGCGGCAGTTGCTGCTGCACAAGGTTTTGCAGCAACAGTCATTGCAGCTTCAGCCGCATCTGTTGGCGCCAGGGCATTGGGTGGCCCGGTATCCGCTGGCGGAATTTACCAGGTGAACGAGAAAGGCCCTGAGCTGCTGACGGTTGGCGGCAAGGACTTCTTGATGATGGGGCAGAATGGCGGGATGGTTACGCCCAATAATAGCCTTGGTTCGCAGGTGATTGATAATACCGTTATAAATATTGACAGCCGCACAGACCGCATGCAGATATTGCGCGATGTCGAGCGGATGATAGAATCAGGTCACGCAAGATGGACTGACCGTCTCCAACGTAAAGGTCAATTATGAGCGTTATCACATTCCCGTCTGCATTAAAAATAGATGCCTCTGTCTGGTCGCAGACGCGGATGGATGTTGCGTTTAATTCTGCTTTTGGCAGTCAGGCGGCAGAGCTTTCGCCGCCGCTCTGGTCTGTTCGGCTTTCCGCGCCGACGATGTTTGAAACTGAATCCGGAGAGTGGCAAGCGCTGGAAATGAAACTGCGCGGACAGACAAATCAGCTTGAGCTATGGAATCACGCCAGGACAGCACCACGCGGGACGATGCGCGGAACAATGACGCTCAATACTGCCGCAGCTCAGGGCGACACTACGCTGTCGATCATCGCCGCGACTGAGGCCACGAAGACGCTCAAGGCTGGTGATCTATTGGGGATTGGCACCGCCACGACTCAGCAAGTCGTGATGGTTGTTGCTGACGCCACAGCGAACGGCTCAGGGGTGATCTCAGTGACCGTAGAGCCTCCATTACGTAACAGCCATCTGATTGCTGCAGCTGTCACATGGGACAAGCCGAAGGCGCTATTCCGCCGCCGGCAGTCCGGATCGTCTTGGGAATACCGGAATATTATGGCCGGAGGTTTTGAACTTGAGCTGATTGAGGATGTGCGAGCATGACTCTGACCGCCGGCCAACAATCTGAGCTTCAGAAACCCGTTACGCGGATCGTGTACTTTGCCAAGTTCAGTTTTTTGAGCGGGACAGTTTATACCTCCTCGCTAGGTCAGACGATGACTTGGGGCGGCCATGACTGGGTTGGGCTTGGTGCGATCGGCGATATCAGCGCGGTCAATGAGGAATTAGGTACTACAGCAAACTCACTGACATTCACGCTCAATCTTGTGCAACCTGAATGGCTGGCGCTTGCCGTCGGTGATGTTGCGGAATACCGTGGTCGCGACGCTAAGCTGTACTTCTGCCCATTGGATGAACAATTCCGCCTGATCGATACGCCGGTGGTATGCTGGCGCGGCACAATGGACACGATGGCTGCGAGTATTTCTGGCGGGCCAGGTGAGGCGTCAGGTAGCATCTCGCTCAAGTGTGAGACATCTGCATACGGGCTGAAGCGCAAGCCGGTACTGAGGCTGAATGCGGCACAGCAGAAACAGAAATACCCTGCCGATACCGGGTTCGATTACCTGACCGACCTGCTCGGTAACCCTGACGCGACCGTGTGGCTTTCGAAGAGGTTTCAGGCATGAAGCTGCATGACTACATAATTTCGAAGATGAACGTGCCATTTGAATACGGCACGAACGACTGCATCCTGTTCACCATCGGATGGGTTGAGATTACCTCAGGGAAAAAATATCTCCCTGCCAAAATCTGGAAAAATGAGAAAGAAGCTCTGAAGCTGATCAAAAAGAATGGCGGGCTTGAAGCGGTATTTGATAAGCACTTCAATCATGTGCAGCCGAACTATGCCGCCGATGGGGATTTGACCATTGTCGATGGGATTTCGTTTTTATTCAGCGGGGCGAACATTGTCACCGTTGGAACAGACGGCCTGAAATATCGCTCGCGCCTGATGGCGCAGAAGGCTTGGTCATGGGCGAGATAGTTGAAAAAGCGGGGGACGCTCTTCTCGGTGTAGGCGAATTTGTCTACGGCGTGCAGCTCAAGATTCTTGGAGGGCTATTTCCAAAAGAGCCGAAGCGAACAACGTCAAGAGACATCCAAGATAGGACAATCACAGCCGTTGATTCTGAGTCCCCTCACACTTATATTTATGGGCGCGCCCGCGTAGGGTCTGCGGTTGTGGCAGTTCTGACCAGTGGCGCACGAGATGAGTACAAGCACATCGTATGCGTTCATGCCGCGCACGAGTGCCATGAGATCGAAGAGATATATATTGCAGGCCGTCCGCTGGGTGCGCTTGATGGAAATGGCAATGTGACCACTGGCGATTATTTCATCACATCGAAATCGTTCTACGATTATTTATTCACGGGGACTTCAGGGACATTGCCGCATACGCCAGATGCTGGATCGGTGCGGGTTTTTGTACTGCCTGAATTTTCTGGGGTGTATGTTGAAATTTTCACCGGCTTCACGATTGTTGGAACGAGCATTACGACAGTCGATTCTGGTAATTACAAAGTCAACTACAGCACAAGTTCAGGTACTCCATATGTCCGTGTGAGCAAGCATCTCGGCGCACCTAATCAAGCTGCCGATGCCGGACTGATTGCAGAAATTCCAGCGAAATGGGACGCAAATAGAAAGCTCTCAGGAATGTGCTATACGGTTATTCGACTGAATCTGAACTTCAGAGATTTCCAAAGCGGCATGCCTGAAATCGAGGCGCTCATAAAAGGCCGGAAGCTGCACGACGTTCGGTCTGGTTCATACCCTAATGACGCGCCTGCATGGTCTCAGAATCCTGCTTTGATCATTGCTGACTACCTCACCTCAGAAATGTGCGCTGTGCCGTGGACTGACTTGCCATTGGCTGATTTTATCGCGGCTGCGAACGTCTGCGATGAGTCCACAATCTATGGCACGAAGTATCTCGCGAATGGAGTAGTAACCTCTGACGACAAGCAATCCGAGGTATTGAATCAACTCAGCCAGAGCATGGCTGGGTCTATCGTATCGACCACATGGGGCGTACAGGCAGGCAAATATATTGCACCAGTGCTAAGCCTTTCTCAGTCTGATATCGTTGGCGAGTTTTCGTACACAGCCGGAGTCCCTGAAAGCGACCTGTTCAATGGTATCAAAGGCCAGTACATCAGCTCCGCTAATCTGTACGTCGCGACAGACTTCCAGCCGTACACCAATGCCTCATATGTGACTGCAGACGGTCAAGATCTGTGGTCTGATATTGACTTCATGTTTACCGATGAAAAGCAGCGCGTGCATAACCTTGCGCGCATATTGATGGAAGATCAGCGCAATGCGTTCACCATAACCGCCGACTTCTCGTATAAAGCATGGGACTTGAAAATCGGCCAGCGCGTGACGTTCACATCGTCATTGCTCGGGCAGACGAATAAGGTTTACCGCCTATTGAATAAAACATTCGGGCCGACTTCTGCGGTGCAGTTGACACTTAAAGAAGATGCAGAATCTATCTGGGACTTGGCCGATGCTGTGCTGGCTGATGAAACGCCGAATACAGATTTGCCGAATCCATTTACGGTAGGGGTTCCAGGCAATCTGCAAGTGACCGAACAACTCTATGAAACTACCGGAAGCTCAGGCGTAAAGGTAAAGCTGACCGTATCATGGGACGCGCCTGCAGATGCTGCCGTTCAGGATTACGAGCTGACTTACAAGAGCTATTTAGATGCTGACTTTGTTTTAAAATATTTCACGATCAATGAGACTGTAGAAATACTTGATGTGGCCGATGGCAAATATGATTTCAGAGTCCGCGCACGGAATCACCTGAACCTGTTTAGTGATTGGACAGCAGTCAAGACAGTGACTGTCTATGGCTTGTACACTCCGCCTGGCAACGTCCTTAACTTCACCGTGAAACCGTTCAACGGCTCTGCTTTGTGTAATTGGACAAGAACTGTTGACCTCGATGTGAAGATCGGTGGTGATGTTGAGATACGATTCTGCCCGCTCACTATAGGTGCGTCATGGGAGCAGTCGATAATTCTCCCGGATGGTAAGTTCAACGGGGATGCAACTAGTGCATTCGTACCATTAGCAACTGGAACTTATTACGCAAAATTCATCGACTCAACAGGTCAATATAGCGCTACTCCAGCATCATTCGTAGCAACAGAATCGCTTGTTAGAGGATGGTCAACTGTTGCCACATCGACACAGCACACAGCTTTTTCAGGTTCAAAGACTGGCGTTGCTGTTTTAGATGGGAAACTTAAACTGGATGGGACATCTCTAGTATCTGAATGGGGATTGATGTCAACTCTTGGGTATATAGGAAGTATTGGCGGTATTACTCAAATAGGCACATATTTATTTGATGCCACGTTAGATTTATCTACTATATCCACGAGAAGATTTCACACTCATATAAAATCGCTCTCGTACAATGCGGCTGATTTTATTTCACTCAGAGGGCTTGTAAGCACATGGAATAGTGTAATTGGAGACGTTATTAATGACACCAATGCAACCGTGTGGATAAGCGTTTCTGACGACGACTTGACCTATACAGATTGGGTTCCGTTCATGGTTTCTGATTTTAATTGCAGGTATGCAAAATTCAAAGCAATATTAGAAAGCTATGATGTAACACATAATATTGACATTAGCGAATTATCAATTTCTGTTAAAATTCCTGTATAGGGGGTAGTATGTCACAAGAAGATTACATAATTTCAGACCAAGCAGGCGTTGCTTTTTTGGCTGACCTGAACGCGCACCTTGGCGCGATTGCTACTAATAATAGCGGTGCAACAGAGCCAACAACAAAGTACGCATATATGTTGTGGGCAGATACCACAACCGGCTTGCTCAAGCAGCGGAACGCAGCAAATACGGACTGGGTGACACTCGGAACGATGGCAGATGCCACACTAGGCCTATTGTCCAGGGCAGGCGGTAACATGACCGGCGCGATCAATGAGGCGCGCTCTACCGTTGCCTCTGCAACCACACCTGATATCTGGACTGGCACCGGCAACAACATCAACTACACCGGCACGACTACTGCGACAGGATTTGCTGCATCGCCACAAGCTGGTGCAAGCCGCGTACTTGACTGTGCATCGACAGCGGCTTTTACTGCCGGTGCAAATATGCTCATAGATGGGTATTCAAGCGGACAGACGCTGACAGTTGCGGCAGGTGATCGTATTTCAGTATTCGCACGAACAACTACACAATTTGTTTTGGCTAAAGTCAATAATTTGACAACAACAGCAGCGGAAAAGTTACCTACGATTGGATGTACTCAATCTGGTGGCGCGCTTACTTTTTCAGCGTCTGCACAGTACCTTGATTTCAGATCAACAACACTAACAAGTGGAACAATATCGACTGTTCTAGCTACACCATCTAACCTTGTCCTTCCTTCTGGCGCGACTCTCGGAACAGTCACAACAGTATCCGCACGAATCGTAGTTGTAGAAATAAATAATGCCGGAACAGCAGAACTTGCTATTGTAAATCTTGCTGGTGGAAATGATCTTTCTGAAACCGGAACAATAAATACGACAGCAATTGATACAGCGTCTGATTCGGATAACGTGTTCTATTCAACCACAGCTAGAACTGGTGTTGCTTATCGAGTTGTTGGCGTAGTTGACGCAGTTAACACCGCAGGCGCTTGGGGTAACCCAACATTGGTACAAGGTGCTGGTGGGCAGGCCGTTACGGTTATGAGTTCATTTGGTTTCGGGGCCACTTTTGTTGATGTAACTGGAAGCAGGACTATTGGTGGAACATATTACAACACCTATGGCAAACTTATTGAGGTTTACATAAGCGCATCTCATACCGCTGCATGGGAGGGCGAAATGACAATAGGGGGAGAATCATTTAAAGCTCCTTATATGTCAGCAGTGGGAACACAGATGGGGTATACATGGAGGATCCCCGCTTGGAAATCGTACTCGTATGCTGGGCCATCAACATTAATCGCATGGAAAGAATTTAGATAAAGGGTGACTGATGCAATACTTCAACGTAAATAATACAGTTCACGTGCTAGATGATGGAATTAACCCTTCCGATTTCATCAAGCAACCATTTATATCAATTACCAAAGGACAGGCAGATGCTATGCTTGCACCACCCCCTCTTACTGCCGAACAGCAACTATTAGCCATACAAGGGCAGATTGACACACTTGAAAAAGGATCAATCCTTAATCGGATGATGCGAGAATGGTCAGTTGCAGAACTTGAGAAAGCGGCCATTTCCTACGGTGCAGCACAAATCCCTGCCCTCACTGCTGCCCAGTCTTTGGCTTATGCCTACTCGACTAATATCGCGTACAAGAAGGTCAAAGACCTCGACGTTCAAATAACCGCTTTGCGTACTCAAATGGATGCCATATTATGATCTGCACCATCTACTACCTGCTGGCCATGCTTGCGCTGAATGTCATCACCTACCAGCTTTACTTGGCGGTGATGCACCTGCAAGAAATGCGTGATGCGGGTAAGTTGAAATTCTGGCCGCATCCATTCAGATGGATGCTGGCTTACTTCACGCTGATTGTTGGGCTGTTGGCTGACACGCTACTGAACTGGCTATGGTTCAGCGCCATCGGGATACAGTGGCCGCATGAGTTCCTCTCTACCGACAGGTTGAATGACTGGTACAATGCGCCTGCCGATGGCCGGCTGATCACAGAATGGCGGCGCAGCATCGCCAGCGGATACGGGGATGAATTCCTGAACGATGCAGACCCTGACGGCAAGCATATCAAATTAAAGGGGCAATTATGAACGATCCACACGCGCCCATCGCTGGTGCGCTTAGCGGGGCAGGCGCAAGCACTGTGACTCTATTCCTCGGTGCTCAAGTCGATGCTTTGATCATTGGGTTGATGGCTGCCGTGTTCGTGTCGATCTGGCTTGACACAATCGACAACCGCATCAAGGCCGCTGCCGCTGTGATGTTCGCCGCGATGATGGCCGGGTACGGAAGCCCTGTTGCCGCACAGTGGGTTGCAACCAATGTCACTTCGATTGGGTCTAATCTGGAATCGTTGCGACTGCTTCTAGCGTTACTGATTGGCGCACTTTCACCAAGCATCGTTCCTCTGGGCATCAAATACCTCGGCAACAAATTCAAGCGGGGTGATGTATGAAAATTTTAATTATTCTTGCTGCAATTATTGTGATGGTACATTGCACATTCATGATCGCACATCTCAATCATCGCAATTGGTTCGGGCATAAAATGCAATTCATTGGCCTGGCTGTCGCCTATTCGTTCATTGCCGGCGGTTCTGTTGGCATTGCGCTGTCATGGTCACCGGCAGCAGGTGTGCTGCTATTCGGGCTTGCGGGGTGGGCGGTATTTGATCGGAGGAAACGGACATGATATTGACCGTGAAAGATTATTTCGCAAGGCATCTTGCCGGGCATGAGCAAGAAATAACTGAAGAGATCAAACGAAACGCAATTGATTTGGTTGCCCGCCAGAATAGGCTCATTGCTGCGATGCAAGACGATGGGGTTCAACTGAAGCCACATCCGCTTACCGGCACGATGTATAGCAGCGGCTGGCGGCCTGTGAGCGTGAATGCAGCCACACCTGGCGCCGCTGTATTCAGCAATCACATGCTCGGAAATGCAGGCGACCTATACGACCCGCACGGTGAAATTGATGAATGGTGCATGCTGCACCAGAACTTCCTGTCAAGCATCGGCCTATGGCTTGAACACCCTGCCGCCACAAAGGGTTGGAGCCACACCCAGCGCGTTGCGCCAAGGTCAGGTAATCGGGTGTTCTACCCATGAACGACATCAAGACCATGATCATCATCGTGCTGGCTATTGCCAGTGCAGGACTGTATTACAGGATGTCATCCGTTCAATCAGAGTTCGAAGAATATAGAGAGGTAATCCATGACCAACTACAGAAGGCAATCATTGAAAAAGAGACTATCGAACGGAAATACAAAGCCGATCTTGACGCTGCACGAAATAAGTATTCTGCTGCTCGCAGGGATTTTGATCGTATCCTTGAGCGGCTGCGAAACGCTCAAGCTGTGCCAGGGAACAGCGCCGTGCAAGTGGCAGGATGTGGCAGAAATTCAGTGCCCTGCACCGAAGCCAATTCCGGTCGAGCTGTTGTCAGACTTGCCACTTACCAAGGAACTTGCGACGCTGACTTCTACGCCGAAGCAATGAGGCAGACTTTGCAATGCAAAAGCCTGATTGATTATCTGAAATGACCGTTGCACCCGATATCCTACGAGATTAAGAGCATCAGATTTCACGTGCTTTAAGACGTCTAATGACTACGCGGAACGTCTTTCTGTGTCGGGTGCCATTGCTATCTAGAGGTGGTCGGCCTCTGTTCGCTTTCGAGGAGTGCTCACCGCATTAATTTTCTGTTCACGCGCATTAACTTCTGGCGCTCACTATAGCACTTAGTACACAAGGTTGTATAAATTCTGCCGCTGCTCGATCTATGGCGCCCAGGATGGCCACATTTAGAGCATGGCTTTGTTGCATTTTTCTCGATGTTGATCAGCACATTATTGGTGTTGAATGCGGTGCGTGCTGATTCTGCGGGCGGAACTATAATGCATTTGTTTAGCAGCATATCTGCTAGTGATGGCACATTCATTTAATCCCCCTGCGTTTGAATTTACGTTTAAGCCAAAGCTCATACAGCCATGCGAGCATGGTTAGGCTTGACCTGGTGTAGCAATCAACTCTTCTAATTCTTTCCGTATCCGACCTACAGAGTCAAGATTGCCTGCAACAATATCGTCGTATATGCAGCAAATTCGTGTGCGCATATCATCACGCCAGTCTTGATTTCCTTTATTGTATGCGTAATCTAATTTATGAGAGATTTCACTAGAAGCATGTTTAAACCCAGAATTAAAATATGCTTCGCGTTCTCCGAACTTAGCATTTTCCACCTTTTTCAGCTTCTCGGTAAGTTCCGCACTCTCCTCTTCCAGCTTACGCTTTGCTCGATCCTGCTCCAGCGCTTCCATGCTTGGTGGATTGGCGAGGGCTTGTGCAATATGGCCTAGATCACTTTTAACGATAGCGTCACCAGTAACGGGTAGATATTCTTCTGCTACAAGCAATGCTTCGCGTACCCGCTGATACGCCTCCTGTGTGGCGAGGAGTTGCTGCTGTAATTCTGTAATCTGCTCATCTCCATCTGCAACCATTAGCATTACAGTTGCGACTTCTCGTATCAGCGGCTTTCGTGCGGAGTTGTAAAATGCTTGCAGGTTATCGAGCGAGCATACTTTTACAGGGACAGGCCAATCATCATCAGGGTCGCAAAACCCACATCCCTTCGCCAGCTCCAGTGCTGCATCTTTGTTATCTTGGATCATGTTAAGTCTCCAGTGTTGTTGCGGATGTCATATCGTGTAATAATCATAATCACTCACTACTTTTCAATTCCTCAATGTTTATTAAGGTTAGCGGGTTTTATTGGTGTAAAACTCGGGATTTTTAGGGTGTATATTTCACGTTAGAGCGCATCCTTATGGCCTCTGCACACGCCCGTGACTCATCTTCTACATCTGTGGTTCCGTGCCGCGCATCTGGCGGAACTCTCGATTCACAAAGTTTTGCGCACGCTTCACGCTCAGAAATTGCAGCGTCGCTAATAGCTGCAATTATTTCTTCTGGGCTTGCTTTTCTACCATCGTCGTGACGCACTGCCCAGCATGAGAGTGATGGATCGTTTTCTGGATGTTCTTTACAATTTGCTAGTTTCATGTTTTGCCTTTCTATTTTAAAATGCGCTCTAACCCGGCGTTCAACCCGGACTCCGCAAAGGCGCGGAGCCGGTTAACTCTACGTTGTGCCCCTTGCAGCGTGCTGCCAGCTCTACAAGCCAGCTCGCCAGCTCCGGGGGTGTATGTTCCCGCTCAGCCTTTGTTATGTGCGGCCTGCAGTCGTGCCGTTTCCGGCTCTGCACTACATGGCTCGCCTCACCAAGGCGCAGCGGCATTTCTGGTAGGTCTCGCGGCTCCGCGCCGCAAATGTACAGCCAGGTCTTTTTCTCTGCTCGGTGGCCCCACCACATTTGCACTATTGGCAAAGTCCACCCTCCAAATTCGTCGCGCTTCCCTGGCGCGGGTAGTTGCTGGTCTTGCCATAGCGTCGAGCTGGCCGGGTGTTCCAAAACTCCGCCCCATGCCCGCACTTGCTGCACCGCCCACCGCGCCAAGTCTTTTTCGTCTGCCCGTGGGTTCGCAAAATGCCGCAGCCTTCCCCACGCCCGGCAAGGCGGGTGCGCTACTACCGGCTCGCCACCTGGCCAGCGTCTGGCATCTCGCTCGGCGTCCCATACGTCCACGCCAGGCATCGCCTTGTAGTTGCTATCTTCGCGGGCAAAAAGCACAGCTACCATCATCTCTCCGTAGTTACGGCGGGGCACAACAACACGCTGAAGTCGAGTCCATTAACATTGAGTATCGTCTCGAGTGGGATAGTGCCCTTGTGATCCCGGCCGACGTGGTTAGCAATGAGGTCGTAGCCTCGTTTACAGGCGTCTGCGGTACGGAGGGCGGATAGTGTGGTGGTGTAGGTCATGATCAAAATACCTTTCTAACTGATATGTTAAGAGTTGTATCACCGAAGTTAGGGACAGATTGCTGCTGCTGATGTCGAAAATATCAAAATGATTAATGCAAATATTTTATTCATCATTCACTCCTCGTCGTTTATAAAAAAAATCAAAATTGCAACAACTGCAACCCAGCAAAGCGCCAATATTAATTGCTGGTGAAGGTATGTCATTTCCGCCACTTCTTCCTGTATGCTGCATCGCAGGCGGTACACATTGTTGATATTGCCACGCCTCTTTTGTTGATCCGGCGCGGTTCAGTATGGCAACGTGAGCATGGCTTGTGACCATTCTTCGCGTAGTTATCCTGGGTTTGTCGCGACACAGATTTCGTCGGTATTTCAGTCAGCGGCGGCGCAGATGTTGCACTCATCAGCATATCTGCCAGAGATTGAGCTTGAGGGATTTTGATTTCGCTCATGCCTTAGCCTTCATCCTTTCTGCAGTTTCCATCACCCAACTGAATGCGGTATCGTAGGTGACGTTGAAGATGGCTGCGATGCTGGTGATAAGTACGGCGTCACTTGGGCGCGGTTGCTTAATATCGACGATGCCAATTACGTAAGCAGTCTCATCAACAGTTTTCGGATTGCTTTCCGATATTGTTCCCAGTATCTTTTCGGCAATATCTGCTTTCTTAAAAGATTCAGCTCGCTGATCTGCTTCAACCTTTGCGCGGGCCTTCCACTCTTCCTCTGCCTGAATGCGTGCGCGCTCAGATTCAAGTCGCGCAGCCTCATCAGCTTTCTGATTCTCGATCCGGCTGGTGATGGTCAAGGTGAAGTATTCCATCGGCTTCGATATGAGATTTTGCAGGTCGGGGAATAGTGCGCTTTGACCGGCAGCGTTTTCCCTGCACCATGCCAGCTTGGCGCGGGTATCCTTGGCAGATGCATCCGCTTCAATCTTGCCATGCGCCAATGCTGTATCCAGAGCATCCTGCATTGATGCCAGCGATTTCAGCCCTTTGATTGCGCCGCTAAAGTCTGGGTGCTGAACAACGAGGCGTACGCCAGTTATCTCAGCCTGCAGTGCGGTATAGTGGGCATTAAAAGCAATGCGCGCCTTGTCGCACATCGCCAGCTTGCGCGATTCCTTCTCCGACTTCACCAGCTTGTCAAGCTTCAAGCGCACATCGGCCAGCTTCTGCTTGTAAAAGTCCATCGTGCGCATCACTTCGTCGATGCTTGTTGCCTGGGCGGTGATGGCCTTCTTGGTTTGCTCGATACCATCCTCTGCAGATTTGCAGGCCTTGACATTTGCCTCTGCGTCTGCAAAATCTTGATCTGTTTCCAGTTCGGTCTTGATGCCGGCTAGGAATTGATCTGCAGCCGATACGAATACCGGCAGGTTGCTGGTGGTTACTTCACCCTTGATCGTCACCGCCAGCGATGGCAGGGCCATGATTGCGGTGGCTGTTGGCTTTTCAACTTCAGCCTCTGGCACATAGGCAGCAACATCCTTCTCGAATTGCACCCAGCCAGCAACAAGACGGGCGCGCAGTTCAAAGTCTGGGTAGCAGGTAAAATGCACCTCCTCAACCAGCTTGTCGTCCTTGCCGAATTTCGTCGCCATGAACAAGCACTCTTTGGCGTCAGAAATCATAAACTGCTGCTCGATTTGCACTTTGTATTGGTCGTCAAGATCGTCTGCGCATGTATATGATCGAATTTCATCATTTAATGACTTGTGTTCGAAAATGGTTTTTTTGTCGAATGTTATCCCGTCAAAGCTGGCGCTATATTTCTCATATACGCTATTAACGCCGGTCACAGGAGACAAATCCTCACCGATTATCGCTTCTGCCAGTGGTCTCGCAAGCGCCTCAAATCGGTGGCCGTCATTAAAACGGCGCTGGGTTGCATCATCCACCTCCGGCACGATGCCGGTGGCGCGCTCTTTGATGAGCTGTGCGCGGGTCTTGTATTTGCTCAAGCCCATCATCGCAGGGGCATCGCTGGCGTTCAATGATGTGGCGCGGTGAGCGTGCCATTCAGGGCTTCCTTGTACAAGTGTGAGAATCTTCATTACGCATAACCTTTCGTCCAAGAGTTAATTTCATCAATCACATCAGGCGGCAAGTTGTATTTTGCCGATAAGAAGTCGATCAGGTTCTTGGCAGTTTCATCGCCCTGCTCAATCAGCGATTTCGGGCAGAACTTCGTCACCACGCCTTCATCGTCGATCTTGTCTTTGCCGAACTTCGCAAGCAGCTCGTCCTTTGTGAGCGGTTTCAGTTCTGTCTTGATCTCGCGGATGACCGCATCAACTGTCTGCGCGCTGTCAAATTCCTTGCCTTCCATTTCGTCGGCAGTCGGGGCCGACCCCAATTCAGGGAATGCTTTACGCAGAGCCTGTGCTTCTGCGCACTTGGCAAGCTGTGCATATGGGCGCTTTGTCCACATCGCATTAGGTGCTACGCTTTTTTCCTTGCCGCCCTTCATGGCGTAGTTTTCTTTCCATCGCTCTGTGGCGGCGTATTCTGCGATCTGGCCACTAGCCAGGATACGCTTAACGATCACCTTGCAGCTGACCGGGTACGTGATTTCAACGCCGCCGATGGTTTCTATTTTATCCGACCCGAATTCAGGTTCGGTAACACCAGCGCACTCGCCAGTGCGCGCCATCTGCGTGCGATACAGGCCGATACCTGGCATCACTACATCGCGCATTTCGCCAAGTTTGCTATCGTAGATTGGCACAATATGCACAGGCTTCTGCATCGGGTCTAGCCCAGACGCTTGGCAATATCCAAGCACCATCTTGATCGAATCAGTCTGCGCGCCTGGATACAAACTGTTGCGCAGAATGTTTATTAGGTCGGCTTCGCTCATGGCGGACATGGTAGTGCTTTTGGTTTGTGCTGCGAGTCCAGTTCCTTTTTTTTCGTTCATTTTTATCCCCAATTATTTTGAATCGCCGGTCTGCCCGGTGCTGTTCAGCGTGCTGCTACCGAGGCTCCAGCAATCACCGCCGGTCTGCCCGGTGCTGTTC